ATGTACCCCGGCGTCTTCGTCGTGTAGAGCTTGCGAGTTCCGGGCTGGACGACGGTGTGCTCCAGGCGATCCCAGAGCAGGCTTCGGCCGGTGAACTTCTTGACCTGAGCAGTCCGCCCCGCATCCCATCCCTGGCCCCGCAGAAGCCATCGCCCGTCCTTGACGTCCTGCCCGTTCGCCTTGAGGCTTACGATCGCCAGATCGCCGCACAGGCTGGCTCCGACGCTGGTGTTGGCCACCGCGAACGAGATCGCAGACACCGCCGAGCTCTCGAAGCTCATCTGATCGATGTTTGCCTCCGGCAACGGAGACTTCTCGCCGGTGAAGGGGTTCTCTACTTCCAGTTGCCAGGTGGGGAGTTGTTCGCTCGTGACGACCGACGTGCCGCCGTCGTAGGCGATGACGCTGTCGTACGGGATCGGAGCGTCGTAAGCGGTTGTCATCAGTGCATCATCTCCACGAGAATCTGCCTGGAGAACACGTCAAACGTTCCGGACGTGACGAGGTACATGCATCGGATGTTGTAGTCGTTCCCCGCCGTCAGCACTTCGGGAACCAGCGTCGCGGCAGAACCCCTTATGCGAATGTTGGCCGCTCCGCCAGTGCCAACACCGTCTTCCGTGTTCGCCGCGTGAATGACGGTACCGGAGCCGAGCACGTTGCCGGAGCGCAACTCCCAGGCCAGATAGCAGTATCCGGTCGAGTCCGTCGACATGTGTGCGGTAACCGTGACCTTGATCTTGCCGGACTGCGGTGCCTTGAAGGTGAACCCGCAGTTGACACCTGCGTTGAACGTCGTCATCGCGAGGTTGAGATAGTCGGTCTGGTCGTCCGTCTGAATTGGGCCTTCGGAGATGAATCCCGGGCCACCAGATTGAACGAATGTTCCGTTGTCGGCTCGATAGGTGTACTGGGTCCACGGAGTGCGGACCGTCACGATCAGACCGTCGACACGCTCCCCGGCTGGGATGGCGTTCATGGCCGCTACGTCGGCGACCTCCCGGCTGTTCGCGTTCGCCGAAATCGACGTAGGAATACGGGCTGGGTCGAAGATGCCAGTGGTGATCTTGCTGGCGTCCAGGCTCGGGATCTGAGTCGTCCCGAACGTTCCGGAGGTCGTCTTGCTGGCGGGCAGGTTCGGCACCGCGTCGAGCGGAATGGCTGCCCCGCCGGAGCCAGTGCCCAGGATCTTCGCGCCGGACAGGTTCGGGATGCGGGCGACGTTGACGGTGCCAGCAGTGATCTTGCTAGCGTCCACGTTCTCGACGAGCATCGACCCGGAGTCCAACGTGGCAACGCCGAACGGCTGATGGAACGCCGACGCGGCCATCTTGGTGCCGAGGGCAGTGTCGATCGCATTCAGGCGAGCCACCACCGAAGCGGCAGTGCCCTTCGGATTGACACCAAGCTCCGTCTCGATCGCCTTGACCGCGTCGTTGACGTTGGTGTGCTGGCTGTGGTGGAGGACCGGAGCGTCCGAGAGATTGTCGACCCCGGTAGGGTTGGTGAAGTTGTCGATCGCCGCTGGGTATCCGCTGGGCATCTCTTCTCCTTACAGGTACTTGAGTTTCCCTCGGATACGGAGCCGCGTCCCTGCTCCGAACGCCGAGCCTTCAATGCGCACTTGCGGACCGAGCGGATCGGCCGTGATGCCAAACATAGCGGGTGCATGACCGCCAGCGAACACCGTCTGCGGGTACACATCCGTTCCGCCTTGTGTGAAAGCGATTCCGATCCCGACCTTGCTGGTCCACAGGCTGGTGTTCACCACCCATTGAGAGCCGGAGGCAACGGTCCCGTTGTACTGGATGTAATGCCCGTTCCGATTGTCGATGATCTTCGGGTTCGTGGCTGGCCCATCCACCACCAAGTAGAGGTCTCGCATCGGGGCGGTTGCTGCGGGCCAGGGGTTAGGGAGGGTGATGTCGGTGTTTGCAGCTATGCCGACGTTCGAGTCGTAGTTGCTGTCGGCAACATCCTGCAAGAAGGCCCCTGGAACGATGAGTTCCACCGTGAACTCGGCCGTATACGGGTAAGCGGAGTGCATCTCCGGCGTGATGGCGGCTCCGAGACGGCAAAGAGCCTGCCGAATGTTGCTTCCGGCAACGTCTGTTTGGAGGCGCACGTCGAGAAGGCGATGCTGCACCCCGAACATCCGCTTCAGAGCGTCGAGATTCTGGGTGTACTTGAGATAATCATCGTTGCCGACGGGAACGGCTCCGTCTGCATCGGTCCCTCCGACCCACATGCTCAGTACGAGGCGGCCAGGTCCGTATTTCTTGTTGTAAACAGGGATGACGCCGTCCCGCATCCCGGTGTCGATGTCCTCTCCGGCGATGGCCGGAGCCAGATCCCGACCGTTCCTCGTGGAGATGTTCCAGGCCAACGTGTCGAGACGGACCCCGTCTACCGTCACAGGCCACTTGCTCGTGTTGACCATCACAGAACTCCCAACGTAGCAAGGCGAGTAACCTCATCACTGAGGGTTTCCGCGTCCGTCTTACCGACAGGATTGTAGCTGTTGACAACGATCGTCGGTCCGGCGGCGGTTGGTGCCGGAGTGGGTGCCCCCAGCGTGGTAGATCCGCCCGCATTACCGACTGCGTCGGCGAAGACGGGGACAAAAGTGGGTAGGGCACCCGTTACGCCAGTAAGCGTTCTACGAACGTCTGCGACGCCCTCAGCCAGTGCATCGTTGAAGCCCTCCATGATCAGAGCACCGGCTGGGCGGAGCAGCTTCTTGTCCCGCTCCTCTGGTCCCTTCCAGTCCGGGATCTTGTCGGTCAGTTCCTTCAGCTTGCCCGTGACCTTGTTGATCATCGACGTGATACCGTCGATCAGGCCCTGGATGATGTCCTTGCCTGCGTTGATCAGCCACTTGCTCGCCCCGGCGAAGATGCCCTTGATCTTGCTGACGACGCCAGAGACCTTGTCGTAGGCGGTCTGGATCCAAGAGCCGATGGCCGAGGCCATGCTCGAGAACGCCGACACGGCAAGGTTCTTCGCCGAGTTGAAGGTGTTGACGATGAAGTCCTTGATGCGGCCAACCGGACCCGCCACTCGCGAGTAGATGCTGTTCCAGATGGAACTAACGAACCCCGCCACTGCATTGAAGATCGTTGTAACGAACGCCTTCACTGCGTTGAAGACCGTTGTAACGATGGCCTTGATCCGGTTGACCGCTCCAGTGATGAACCCCGCTACCGCATTCCAGACCTTTGAGGTGACGCCGGAGATGAAGTTCCAGGCAGCGGAGACGACGGTGCGGATCAGGTTGACCCAGGCCATCACGATCGCAATGATCTGCTTCACCACAAAGGAGATCGCGAACAGGATCAGCTTCATGGCCAGGGTGATCACCGCAACGATCAGGTTGAAGACAGCGGTAATCAGACCACCGAACACACCCCAGATCGCCTGCCATATCCCCTTGATGATGTTGAGACCGGTAGTGATGATAGAAGTGATGACACCAATGAACGCCATCACGATGCCCTTGATGACGTTGAAGATCGCAGTAAAGAACCCTGCGATGGCATTCCAGACCGTCATCGCGACCGACTTGATGCCGTTCCAGAGGCCACTGAAGAAGCCTGCGATCGACGAACCGACACTGGAGAAGAACCCAGCTATCCCGGACCAGACGCCCTTCAGAAAGGCGACAATCGCGTTCCACACCTTGACGGTGAACGCCTTGATCTTGTCCCAGTTCTTGATGATGAGGACGGCGAGCACCACAACCGCCACGATCACCAGAGCGATCACGGCGATCCAGCCCAGCAGGGCACCGACACCAATCCCGATAACCGCCGCCAGGGGTGCCAGGGCACCGAGCACAATCCCAATCGCACCAGCGAAGGCGATGAACGCTCCGACCACCGTGAGCACCACACCGATGATGCCGACGATGGTGATGATGGTCTTCTTCTGCCCCTCGGACAGGTTCGAGAACCAGTTGACGACGTCGTTGAGAGCCTGCGTGAGCTTGCGAAGGGCGGGGAGGAGGATGGTACCGACCTGGATCGCCACTGTAGAAAGGGATCCCTTGAGCTTCTCGAGGTCACCCTGGAAGTTGTTCTGCCGAGCCGCCGCGACCTGCTCCGCAGTCACGCCGTGGATCGACTTGGCCATGTCGTCGTAGCCCTTGGCACCGTCCTTCGTGAGGACAGCCGCCGCCCGGATCGCGTCGGAGCCAAAGATGGTCTGGAGGGCAACCTGCTTCTGGGCTTGCGTCAACCCAGCGGTGCTCTTGGCAAGGATGTCCTGAATGTCCTTCAGGGGCTTCAACTTGCCAGTCGCATCGAAGAACTGATTGGCCCCGTCCTTGGTGACGATGCCGAGCTCCTGCATCGTGGCCAGGGCCTTGTCGGTGGTGGGCTGGAGGTTGCTGAGCATCGTCTTCAACGACGTACCCGCGTCGCTGCCCTTGATGCCTGCGTTGCCCATCTCAGCGATGGCAACCGCCGTGTCCTCAAAGGACAGACCGACGAGGTTAGCCACTGCACCAACCTGCGACAGCGAGTGCCCGAAGTCCGTTACGTCAATGGCAGAGGCGTTCGCGGCACCCGCGATCAGGTCCGCGATCTTCGGCATCTGCTGTGCCGACAGGGAGAACTGATTCATCGCGTTCGATGCGATGGCGGCAGCTTCCGGGAGGGCGACCTCTCCTGCGGCGGCGAGGGCGACGGTGGCGTCGGCAGCACCGTTCAAGACATCCGGGATCGGAATGCCTGCCTTGATTAGCTCCTCCATAGCGGAGCCAGCTTCACCGGCCGAGAAGGCGGTGTCCGCTCCTAGCTGGAGAGCCTTCTTTCTAACGGCATCCATCTCCGGGACGGTTGCCCCGGAGACCGCCTGGATCGCGGACATCTGCTTCTCGAAGCCAGCGGCTTCGTTGACGGCACCGACGAACGCGGCACCGATGGCCGCCCCTACACCGCCGACCGCAGCCCCGACCTTGACGAGGCCAGGGCCAGCCTTGGTCAGCTTGCCGGTAAAGCCTTCAACGGCTTTCTCGCCCTTCTTAGCACCGGTTTCAGCACCCGAGGCGTCAATCTCGAGCTTCCCTCGGGCTGTGCCGAGATTGTAGTCCCCTGCCATCACCGTCTCCTAGAGGGTTGGCCTGCCCGCCTTGCCTCCGGCAACCACTTCGCGAGGATCTTCTTGGTCTTGCTTTCGGCTTCCTTCTTGGTCTTTGCTTCGATGTTTTTCAGTTCTGCGAGGAGCGCATCCCCGAAGGCATTGATGGCCCTGTCGAAGCAGTACCGCGTCAGGTCGTCTACGTCAAGACCAACCAAGTCACTCGGTCGGATCCTCATCTCCCGAGCCATCTGAAATGTCTCCCAGACGAGCTTCGTGTTCGCTACGAAATCGCTCGAGGTCGCGGGTACCTCCGACCGCGTAGTTGAAGATGAACATCTTGTCCTCGAGATCGATCTCGTCGGTGTAGACGTTCTCCTCGGTGTCCCGCTCGTCCTCCGAGATGGTCTCCCACGGAAGGTTGTCGAGGGCAACGGTCTGACCCTCGGCGGGCGGAACCTGACGCTTGTGGTAGGCAACCTTCGGCTCGACGATCACCTTCACCAGAAGGCGGTCCATCGCGTCCAGCATCTCCGCGAGAGCCTTCGGGTCCTCGAGCATGGCGTTCATGTCGGTGGGCCGGAGACCCTTGCCCTTGCTGATCGCCTGCTGCACGATCGGCATGAGGGTGTCCGGCAGGATGCCTTCGCTGAGAAGGGCTTGCGGGCCAGGCCTCTTGACGAGAGCCACGTTGCCCGAGGGGAGCTCCAGTTCCTCTCCCTGCTGCCGCTTCCACCCCGCCGCAGACGTCGGCCGCTTGGCAGGGTTGCCGCTCTTCTTCTTCGCCTTGCTGGTTGAGGCTGCCATCCGTGTGGTCCTCTCTTTCCTTGCCTCGGACAACTACTACGTCGGCTGGATGATCGCCGTCGACGTCTCGTTGTCGGTGAACGAGTACAGGTCGTCGTCGACAACCGAGCCGATCGCGGTGCCGCTAGCCTGCGTCACCCAGAACTCGCCGTCGTTGAGCTCGCCTTCGATGCCGCCGTCCGCCTTGCAGCGTTCGAGCGTCATGTGGAAGTCGCCGCCGGACTCGCTCATGGCCTGCCCCTCCGCCCAGAAATCGGGTCGGGGGTCGGTGGACTTCTTGGTGTACTTCTTGACCACGTTCGGGGTGACCCCAGACGTAGTCAGGGTGCCGCCGTTCATGATGACGTAGGCCTCGAGAGAGATACCACCACTGTCGAGCTCCCAGTCGACAGTCGCGCCAGAACCCCGCTTGGCAACGACCTTGTCGTCACCCCGAAGCTCTTGGTAGTCCTCCTTCTCCGAGAACGACATCGTCTGGCTGTTGGGAAGGTCGACCATCGTGCCCGGAGTACCATCCGGGTCCAACGGAGCGATCTTGACATCCCGAAGACCGTAGGGAAGTGAAGTCATCTCGTTTCCTCCTCTCTAACTGCTGGATCGCGGAACTTCATTGTTCGGAGTAACTCACCTTCATGGGAGAAACGATGGATCACGATGACGCCGGGCCTCTTGCCACACCGTTGCGAACGGCAAACAACCTCAATGAAGTTCTCATCGAGATTTGCAAACTTGATGCCGTTCGGACAGCGTAGCTCGTGCACCCTACTCCTCCGTGACCTTGAACTCCGCCTGCTCCCGAAGCCAGTTCTGGAACGGCTCCGGCTGCTCGGTGACGTCGACGCGGTAGTTGGTCTCGGGACCCCAGCGAAGGTTCTTCGTGATGTCCATCACGAGGCCATCCTTCACATCCTTCTTGCTCAGTTCCCGAGCCGACTGGCCCTTGATGCGCGGGGAGCGGTCGCTACCCACCCACTCAGCGATGAGCTTGGAGCCGCCGGAGTCGTTGCTTTCGGCAACGGCTTCCGTACCCTCGACGGTGTCGGCGTTCGTGGTTGTCTTCGGCATGTTCTACCCTCCTTCCGTTTGGGAGAATTCTACAGTCCGGAACCGATCACGCGGTATCCCGCGTTTCGAGCGTTGGCTCGATAGATGTCGTCAAATAGATCGACAGACGACCCTTCGAAGTCCACCTGCGTGATGTACTCGTCTCCGAACTGATACTGCTCCACCGCCTCGAGGACTTCTGTTGCCCTTGACAACACTCGGTCGATGGTCGTGTAGCTGCCCCTGGCTTGGTACACCCACAGTGTCAGCCGGGGCATGCGCTGCCCTTTGCCGACCGCTGTTACGCCTTGCCACGCCAGAACGGCAAACGGGGTGGTGGGGGTATCAGGGACCGCCCCGCGTTCGTACCACTTCTCTGCGGGGAGCAGGCCGGAGAGGGTGGGGTCCGTAGTGAGCAGGTTGAAGATGGCTTTTCTCATGTCGTTGCCCCAGGGAACCGTCGGTCGAGAATCTTCTGAAAGGTGTCCATGACCTCGGGACCGAAGTGATCGATCGTCGGCATGATGATGGCGTACTTCGCAGACCACCGCGTCTCGAGCCAGATGCCGTACGGCACCTGATGGAACAGCACGATGTAGTGCGTCTTGGAGTCCCGACCACTCCTTGCCGCCAGCCCGTTTCGCGCGTTGGAAGTGCGGTCCTTCCAAGGAGCGTTGAGCTTCGCGTAGTTCTCGAGCTTCGGCTCGTAGTACCGCATGGTCGTCGCGGCGATCTTGTCGATGATCCCCGGCAGGGCTTGCAGGGTTGGCGTCAGCGTGTCCGTCTCCATCGTCAGCCGCGCGAACTGCTTCGCTCCTTGCGCGTTGCCGCCGCTGTTGCGGAGTTTCGGACGCTTCCCTTTCGGAGGCATTTACGCCTCCCCGAGGTATTTGACCTCGCCCTTCTTCTCGTAGGTCGCCTTCTCATGCACGAAGAGCACGATGTAGCGGCGACCGTTGTCCGTGAAGGTGTCCCATCGAGAGATGTCTGCGTTCCACTCGCCGAGGAGGATGTAGTCGGGCTGCACAGCCTCGCCATCCAGCGTCTCTCGGAGCGGAGACATGTTGCCATGCTGGGGAATCAGCCGAAGTGTCTGAGGCGTCATCAGCGGGACGTACGTAACGTCGTAGCCGCCGGAGCCGTTCGACACTTTGTTGCGACGGGCAAGCGTTATCGCCTTGGCATCCGCGTCGATGAACGCCTTGGTCTGTGCCCGCAGGATGTCGGTCTCAGTCATGGCCGCGTGATCGCCCTTGTTCTAGGCCGATTCGCGAGAGGATCAACTACGTCCGGCAGCCCATCGTCGCCCTCCCGCAGCGACTTCTGGAGCAGGAGAGCGTTCTTGAGGAGATCGCTCATCTTGCGGCTGGAACCGGACTCGGCCACGTCGACCATCTGGCTGAAGGTGGTTGCCTTCACACCCCAGATGTCGGAGGCCGGAAGTTTGAGGTTGATGGTGCCGTCTGCGTTGCGGCTGTTGTCGATGAAGGTGCCGATGCGGTCGTCGGTCCAGCCGTTGGTGTCGTCCGCCTCGTTGATGAGCTCGCGAACGTAGGCGATCTCCGCAGTAGTTGCCATGAGCTACCTTCCTCGGGGGTGGTGGGTGGAGACCGGGCAGGCCATCTGGAGGCCTCCACCCACCAGACGGGGGACTACTCCGGCGCGTCGGCCTCGTCGTCCTCGCGAAGGCGGGCTACGAGCTCGCCCTTGTTGCCGGTAGTGACCATCGGATCTTCGCCTTCGTAGTCGGGGTCATCGACGCGCATCTCGTTGCGCTTGGTGATCTCGGCCCGAAGCTGCTCGTTGGTCCACTCGTCGTACGACTTCTCCGCCAGCGACTCATCGGCGAAGGAGCGCACCGGAACTTCGTTGCCCGAAGCCCCTTCCGCCCGAGCCGCCTGCACACCGCTCGTGCTGGCTGGCTGGGGGTCGGCACTGCCGCCCGGTACCGCCGGAGGCTGCTCGGTCGGAGTGCTGGTGTCGCCGCCGCTCGCCTTGCTGATGTGCGACTCGTACTCCTCGTGGCTCATGTTCTGCGCACGGAAGGCCACCGACGGGTCCACTCCGAGGTTTTCCATGTTCCGGCGGAGTCGGGTGGTGTCCCAGCGGTCGAGCAGATACTGACGGTCATCCGCCGACAGCGGCTTGTCCAAGTCGATCTCGCGACTCATGGTCTTCTCCCTTCTCTGTAACGGTTTTCTCGGAAGCGAGGGGCCGACCCTTGTTAGAGCCGACCCCTCACTCAGCCGGTGACTCAGGCGTACTGAGCCGGGATCGTGTAGCTGGCGTTCGCGGTGATCTGCATCACCACACCCGCTCCACGCTGCCGGATGCCGGTGCCGAAGCCTCGCTGGTAGTACGAGTCCTGCAGCGGGTAGTCCGGCTCGCGACCCTTGACGATGCGCAGGCCACGAAGCTCCTGCCGAGCGTGCTCGCGGATGCCGATCGGGTTGGTCAGAGACTCCTGACCACCAGTGGCGAACGCGACCATGTACCCAGCCGGGATGTAGTCCTCCTGCACGATGAGCATGTCGCCGTACGAGCCGATGACCGTCATGCCACGCAGCGAGTTCGACGGGCGACCGCCGTCGACGGTGCTGGTGATGAAGGTGTTCGGGAGGAGGAAGGTTGCCGTGTTGGTTGCCGGGATGAAGTCGAACTTCGCCGTACCGCCCGTGAGGGAAGTGCGGAAGGTTCGGATGACGTCACCCTCGGCCCGGTTCACCATGAGGACGATCTCCGCACCGTTCTGGCGGGAGTATCCGTGGTGCTCCAGGTGGTTGAACACGTCGTCGAGGTCGCCGGAGGTGACCGTCGCCGCACCACTCGTCAGGTAGTGGTTGTGCGTGCCGTCGAACGTGTTCGTGCGGTAGGTCGGGGGTACCGTTCCGTCCGCGTTGTAGAAGGCGTAGACGTTGTACGCCCGGTTCTGGATGTCGACTTCGCGGTTGGTGTTGCGGAACAGCGTCCGCATGATCTCGTTGAAGACAAGGCGGTTGTCCGCTTCGAGAACCGACTGGTGCACAGCCTCCACCTGAGCCGCCGTCGCCTCCGCGAGGAACTTCCAGGTGAAGCGGGTCGCGACGTCGTACCACTCGAAGTCGAAGCCCATCTGGAAGTACGAAGAGGTCGGCCGAACCGACTTCGGCACACCGAACTCCGACGCGATCTCGAAGTCCTCGCCGCCGCCGAACTGCGGGACGGTGACGATCGGCTCGTTGACGTTGTAGGTCAGGAACGAGACGAGGGTGTTCCGCTGGCTGTTCTGGATGGCCAGCGTCTGCTGGAACTCCGCCCAGATGTTGTTGAGTTGAACGCCATCCACCGTCTGGGTGATGACGTCGCCCTCGGTGTTGTAGCCTCGGTCACCACCAGCGATCGCGGTGACGATGCCGAGTTGCTTGCGCAGCCGGGCGTCGCGGAGAAGGTTCTTGTGGCCGGAGGCAACAGAACCGAACTCGTGGGTGGTCGGAAAGTACAGCTTCGGGAGAGTGAGGTTGCTCATGATTCAGCTCCCCACTCGCACGACGAGGCGCGTGGCCTCGACGGTGTGTCCGATGGGCTTGTCGGTGTTGGTGGTGGTCAGCGCACCAGCGGCCGAGCCGTAGTAGCTCGTACCGGCGACGATGCCCGCGTGGTTGACGTCCATCTCGACGACCTCGCCGTCGGTCATGACGTCCACGATCTTGTCCGCCTTGATGACCTTCGACAGAACGAGAACGCCCTTCACGCCGCTGTTCCCGGCACCCTTGACAACCTTGCCGTTCGCGTCCAGGCCGACGGCGAAGACCTTGTTGAGGTCCGCCTCCAGCCAGTCAGCCGCAAGGGGTGCGCGGAAACCGCCGTCGATGGGGTCGTACTTGTCGTAACGAGCCACGGTGGTCTCCTTCCTTTGTAAGCTCTGAGGGCCTGCTCTCAGTTGAGAGCGGGGTACTTCTTGCGGAGGGCGGCTTCATCGAGACCGTTGTTGCTCCCGCTGTTGGTGCCGCTGCCCGCAGGTGTTCCGCTGGAGCCGGTGCCGCCTTGGTTGCCCTGGGCACCCTTTCCACCGCCCTGACCGTTGTCGGCAGACGACTTCACGAGGAACGCCTTGTCCTTCGCGAGATCGTCCATCGCCTTCTTCAGGGCCTTCTTGTCGATGCTGCCGTCCTCGGCGTAGACCTCACTGAGGTCCACCAGCTTCAGGGCAGCTTCGGGGTCGTGCCAGGAGTGCGTCGAGCTCTCGAGGAAGGCGACCTTTGCCTTCAGCCCCTTGTTCTCCTCGGACAACTCGTTCACCTGCTGCTCGAGCTCGGGGAGCCGCTTCGCGACCTTCTCCTGCTCGCTGAGGTCCTTCTCTTCAAGCTCCTTCGCCTTGGCTTCGGCGGCAGCCGCACGGCGGTCCGCTGCCTTCATCCGCTCCAGAACCTTGTCGAGTTCCGACTTGGAGACCGTTTCGCCTCCGTTGCCTCCGGCATCAGAACCACTGCCGGTACCACCTTCTCCGCCTTGGCCCTCAGAGCCACCACCAGTCCCGCCGTCACCGGTACCGCCGGTACCGCCTTCGTCGTTGCTGGGGTCGTCGGGAGATGCACCACCGATGAGGTAGAACGGCGAGCCGTCCTTCCTGTAACCGAGAGGAGTCGTGAACCTTCCCAGCCCACGCGCTTCCAGTTCTCGCACTGCGGATTCGCTGAGCCGCTGACTCACGAGATCCTCCTAGTTAGTTGGTCTGCTTGGAAGACATTCTACACACGAATCAGCGTGAGGAAAGAACGCTAAACTCCGTACGTTTCGATCTTTGAATCCATGAAGGAATCGAACCGACCAGAAGCCATCGCGTTAATGAAATCCTCGGTGTCCATTGTCACCGTTTCGAGCCAGCAGAGACATTGCGGGTGCGGCTTTCCCGGTACATCTCCAGTCTTGAATACGCCCGGATCGCCTCCCCTAAAATGAGAACGATCCGCGTAGTCGTTGCACTCGTCAGGGCGAGGATGGCTTCCGGACAGGTGCCAGCGGAACCCTGTTGTCCACGGATCGCCTTGCCTGAGGTCGATCTGGCTTCGGTGGAAGGCATTGTTGATCTCCGTACGGGCTAGGCGCATGCTGGCGTACGAGACACCGCCTGCGACGTTGGGGTTGATGAGGCCCTTGACCGTTGCCGCGAGCTCCTTTGCCGAGAAACCCAACAGGAGAGCGCGATTGATGGCCTTGTCCACCAGCTTCCGCGAAAGAGCCTGGCTGCGGTACACCTGCGACGACAGCGGAATCCCGTTCGCACCCCGAGCAATGACGTTTGCGACGCCTTCCTGGGCTTGAATGCGCATCGCCGCGTCGAAATCTCCGTGAGTTACCCCTGCCGCCTCGAACAAGACGCGATTGATGGCTATTTCCGCGTCCGCAGCCGCCTCAGCGGCTCGATACATTCCCATTTCCGTCGCTTTCGTGACGGAACCCCAGAGCTCGGACTGCAATTTGCGCAGTTGCTTGAGCGTTGCCGACAGTTGAGACCGCCGAATGACCGCGCCAGCGTCCTTTCGCTTGCCCAGGGCAAGGATCATTCGCTCCGCCTC